GTGCTCGCGATACCAACCCATTTAGAGTCTTCAGCGTTATAAATTAAAAGTTCATTATTTGTGCTAGTAAAACTTACATCGTCAAGATCTTTTATAAATCCAGCACCACCGCCACCGATTGATGCAAGTTGATATTGAACTCTTTCTACAAATAACTTGTAGTGTTTCTGTAGTTGATCAACAGTAACAAAATTCTGATCTATCGGTGTTAGTGGATCATCATTATTTGTATCTGGTGGATCAGCAAGCATTGTGCCTTGCTCTGCGAGTTCCTCTTTTAATACCTCTTGTTTACCTTTGAGTTCTTCAACTATTCGATATA